ATATTAAGAGCCACTAAATCTATATCAGCTTCATTGTTTGCTACTGCTGTAACATTACTAGATATTCCTGCTACTGTTGTGACATCAGCACTAATACCTGCGACTGTAGTGATGTTGGGTAAATTTGTAGAAATAAACTGTTTGTTTACTGCGTCAGTATCATTAACTGGGTTTGCTAAATTCTTAATTACTTTATTATTAGCATTATATTTATCATCAGTATCTAATCCTAATTTTGATGCACTATCGTCTGTAATTTCTTGTGCAATGTAAAAGTTTTGGTCTGCTGATTTATCTAAATCACTTTCAGTTAAAACTGAACCATCAGTAAAGTCTACTATTCTTGAATTATTAGGTGTTTGTCTTTCAATCCTAATTACACTTGCATTAGCAGGTGCAGTTGTAAAAGTTAACGTAGATGAAGAAACTGTAAATGCTGAAGTTTGTACTCCATTAATAAATGCTTTTACATGAGTTACATCTAAGTAAGGAAAAGTTATTGAGTACTGTGTAGTACTACCATCTCCTGTATAGGAGACCTGTGCTAAGTATGACATATTTTATTTACTAAATTGATAAAGTGAGTTTAAGTCAGATGAGTTTATTTCTATTCCCATCTTTAATTTTTCTAAATTTGTATTAACTGCATTAAGTGAATTGAACATAGTGAACTTACCAGTATCATCTTGCGTACTCTTAAAGTTTTTGCTTTCTTTAATAAGTAATTCTTCAACAGCAGTATGATAATCTTTTACAATACTTCTTAAAAGTTTTGCTCGACCACCAATATCTTTGTTGTTTTCATCAACTGTTTTTGGGTCACTTAATTTTTTATATCCACTAGAATTTATTACTTGTTGTAATTTTTGGTCTAAAGATAAACCACCTATTCTAACTTTTCTTAATAATTCTTGTTGTCTGTTATATGCAGTTTGTCCTTCATCATTTACGAATAAAGTTAGGTCTACATTACCTCTTAAAGCGGTTTTCATACTTGGTAGATTAACTCCAAGTCTAAATATTTCTTTAGCTACTGGGTCTACCTTTTCACTTGTTTCACCAAATGGATTAAAGACACCATTGATTAATCTTGTTTGTTCGTCACCCTGTATTTTTAAAGCATTACCTCTAAAGTCATATTTAAACTCTACTTCAGCAGTTCCACTTCTCTTTTTAATTTCATCAAAAATATCTTTTGTATCTCTGTAAAATGGGTCGTTAATTAATTTTGTGTAAATATTAGGTATAAATGAACCTACTTTTGATTTAGCATATCTAACAACTTTATCAGGACTGTCATCTGTAAAGACTTCCATAAAGTCTGCTAATCCTTTTAAATATGTTTTAGAAACTAAATTTCTTGATACTGATGAACCTAAAGCTGAAATAGTATTACCTAATTTCTGTCCGCCACTTAAATAATCTCTTGCACCACCACCTTGTTGAGCAAGAAGTAACATCATGTTTGAACCTGCTCTTGCTAAAGTTTCTTCATCAAGTTGGTCTCTATATGTATGAAAGTCAACTACAAGTCCTAAGAAAGCACCAAATGGGTCAAATCTTCCAAACTCTCTGTATTTATAAGTTTGAGTTTCATCATCATAATATCTAAATGAATAAGGAATAATTCCTGTTGCCTTTTTTAAATCTTTTAATTCTTTAGAAGTAGTAAGTTTCTCACCTCTAATCTGACCTTGACTGCCAGTAATTTGACCTTCGGCTACTAATTTGTTTGCAAGTAAAGTTAATGCAAAACCTGTAGCTAATTGACCTCTAGCTTGTGCCATTCGTTCAGCACCATTTCTACCAAAGAAGTCCTCTCTATAACTTTTTCTAATAAAACCTAATGGTGTTCTATCCACAACATTTAACATTAAGTTCATTGGCGTTCTGGTAAATGGAATAATTTGTTTCATTATCGGATATTCATTTGTTAAATCCGCAACTCTTTTCATTATTCCTGTTAATTCATTTGTGTAAGTACCTTCTTCTGCCATTTTAAGTACTTCATCAATTCTTGCTCTACCAAACTTATCAAAACCATTTTCAAAATTATCTATTACTGCTTGTTGAAATTCAGTAATTGGTTTTCTAGTTCTAATTTCATATCCAACAATTTTAGTTGTACTCTTGCCATCTTTAATAGCTTGGTCAAAAGCATATCTTTCTAAATGAGTTCGATATTGTATTTGTTTAAAAAATTCGTCTTCTGCTGTTAAGGCTCTGCTAGGCATACGAACTATTTTACCTGCGGTATTAATTACAGTTCCTATAATGCTGTCATCTTCTACTTCAACACCATCAACAATCTTTCTTTTTTGAATAGATTTTTTAGGTGTATCTAATTTATTTCTAGAAGTTAAAATTCCATCTTCTTTCTTTAATGCTAAACCTGCATATTTAACTGCATCTTTTAAGTATCTACCAAAGGATACATATTGGCTTAATGCTTTAGTTCCTTCTTCTCTTAATGCTCTTGCTTTAGCTGAATTACCTAAATAACCAGTAAGAGAGCCTACATATTTTTCAGCAGGTCTTAAAAACATATTAATCATGTTTGATGTCATGTTAATAATGTGAGTTTTAGGATTAGATAGAAGTGCGTTAATCCATATTTCGTTGGCTATGTCCCAAGTTCTATTTTTACCTGCATAATCTAATATTTTAGTAACATTAGCATCACCTGTAAGTGCAAACTTCCTCATAAACTCATCAAAGTCACCACCATACAAATCAAACTCTTTAATTAAATCAGCTTGTTCTTTATTAATTTGAGTTCCAAATGATGTAGCTTGTAGTCTTTGAGTTCTTGCTGTTTGTGCTGAAATAAAATCTTTAGCATTATTAATAAACCTTAATTTCTTTAATAATGTTTTTTGAAATAATTCTTTTGCTCTAGGGTCTTTTTGACCTAACTTAGCTAATCTTTTAGAAGCACCATTTAAGAAACTTCTGTAAGCGTTCATAGCTACTACAGTTTCAGGTGCGTTCTTTAACGCTTTAACTAAATCTGCAATATCACTTTCTAAAACATTTGGTTGTCCTTCATAAAGTTTTCTAGCTTGTCTCTCAATCATTTCATCAGAAATGACTATCTTTTTACTTTTAACTAAATTCTTAAATGTTTTTGCAAAAGCTACTTCTGAAATTAAACCATCTTTATCTAAATCAACAAGTTGCTTGATATTAAATTGAGTAGAGATATTCATATCATCTAACAATTCATCAAAGTCTTTAGATTTTATTCCATTCTTTGCATATTCATCTTGTAGTGTTTTAAATGAATTATAAACACCATCTTCTAAACTTTTTAAATTAGCTGTATAAGTATCTGCAAATTCATCTGCTTTTACTTCACCTGTTCTAGCTTTATCAAATTTATCTACTTTTAAATCTTGTTCAGGTTTTTTAATTTCTAAATTTGGATTTTCTTCTAAAAACTTTTCGTCAGCTTTTAATTGTTCTTTACTATATGACTGACCATTAGATTGTGCTTTTTTATTTTTGTACCATCTAAATCCTCTGAATACTCCTTCTAAAGCACCACCTAATCCTGCACCTTCTAGTGCATTTTTAAATCTTGCTTCATACCAAGTATCGTTTGCGTCACTCTCAAGATAATCAATAATTGGATTTTCTAATTCAGGTGCAAAGTCATTGACCATATCTGCTAGTCTTCCACTATCTTGGTCAAATGCTTGAAAGTCAGCTATACTTCCTCTAGCTACTGACTTAGCTAGTTGTCCTGTACCTGTTACAGCTTTAACACCTTTTAATGCTCTACCACCTGTGAACCAACCTGTAAGGAATTGGGTAACTCCTTTAGTGATACCACCTGCAATAGTTTCAGGGTCTTTATCGAAATCTGGTAAAGTTAATTTATCGTCAATTAAACCTTTATCTTGTGCTTCTTTGTATGAAATTAAATTTGGTTTTAAATCTGAAAATTGAAATTTACCATCTCCATTACCAAATCCCACGCCATAGAAACCAGTCTTTTCTCCTAAAGTGTCACCAAATTGTTCTACCAAACCTATGGAAGCCTGAATACCATCTCTAACACCATCAACTGCTGATAAGCCAATATCAGTAACAATATTTCTAGTTTTAGTATTATCTTGTTGCTGATTAGCCTGTGGTATTTCTTGCTTAAACTTAGGTAATTCTAAGTACTGCTGAATTTCTTCTTCGTTAAATTCATTAGTGTCAAATTCTATAACCTGACCATTAGGTGCTGTTTTTTCTATTATTGCCATATTAATTTGAACCGCCTACTTGTGCTACTTGGTTAGCTGTTTGTTTTTGAACAATCCTGTCGTATTCCTCTTGGGTCATTGAATTAGGATTGTCTCTTTTAAATTTTCTAAGTTGAGTACCTGTCAAACCTTTAGGTATTATGGCTACGTCAGTCATATCCATAGTTAATTCAGGGTCTTCAGGTTTTTCATTACGTCTATCTTTTCTAGATTTTTTCTCAGTTGGTACTGAACTTTGTAAATCTGCTTTATTAGCTTTAATAGTTTCTTGACTACCTTTTTTAATTGTTGGTGTTGAATTTTCTCCATCTACAGAAATATCGCCATCAGTTAAATTAACATCTGCATCAT